TTATGAGGAAATATTTTTTCCATATCTAAAAGAACACAATATCAAAAATATCCTGCACCTAGGAGACTATTATGAACACAGGAAGTTCGTTAACTTTAAAGCGCTTAATGCTAATCGCAAGCATTTTCTTGAGCCTATGCGTGATGCAGGGATTACCATGGATATTATACCCGGAAATCATGATGTGTTCTACAAAAACACCAACGAACTTTGTAGCCTCAAAGAACTGTTAGGATACTTTACCAGTAATGTAAATATCATTATGAAACCTACGGTATTGGATTATGATGGACTTGGAGTTGCAGTTATTCCATGGATTAATAATGCCAATTATGAAGAATATACCAAGTGGGCTCTTAATTGTAATGCACCTATTCTTGGAGCCCATTTAGAGTTGAAGGGTTTTGATTTATTGGCAGGTGTTCCGAATCCACACGGTATGAATGCAGATATCTTCTCTAGGTTTGAACTAGTGCTATCTGGTCATTTCCATACAAGATCAAGTTCTGGAAATGTTAAGTACTTGGGTTCACAAATGGAGTTTACATGGGCGGATGTTGATGACCCTAAGTATTTTCATATTCTTGATACAGAAACAAGAGAGGTTACACCTGTGCGTAACCCTATTACTATGTTTAAGAAGGTAGTCTATGATGATACCAAGACCGATTATAGTACAGTAGACGTATCTCAATACGAGAAGAAGTTTATTAAGCTAATTGTTATAAATAAAAATGACTTATATATGTTTGATAAGTTTGTGGATAAACTACAATCTATTGAAACATATGAATTGAAGATTGCAGAATCATTTGAGGAGTATATGGGAGACAGCGTCGAAGACGAGAAGGTCTCGCTAGAAGATACTACCGAACTACTTGATTCCTATGTCGAAGCAGTAGATACTGAACTTGATAAAGACCACATCAAGGTTGAACTACGCAAACTATATACTGAAGCACAAAACCTAGAGGTAGTATGATACATTTTAAATCATGTAAGTGGAAGAATTTTCTATCCACTGGCGACGAATTCATTGAAGTAAGACTAGACAAATCACCAACAACACTTATCGTAGGCCAAAACGGCGCTGGTAAATCCACACTATTGGATGCATTATCCTTTGGACTGTTCGGTAAACCCCACCGTGATATAGCCAAGATTCAATTGGTTAATTCTATTAATGGTAAGAAAGCTATAGTAGAAGTAGAGTTCGATATTGGTAATTCAGAATTTAAAATTGTACGTGGTATTAAACCAAACAAGTTTGAAATCTGGCAGAATGGTAATATGATTAATCAATCGTCTAGTATGCGAGACTTTCAAAAGTTCTTAGAAACTAATATTCTTAAATTAAACCACAAGTCATTTCATCAAGTAGTGGTATTGGGTAGTAGTTCTTTTATCCCTTTCATGCAATTACCCGCATGGAGCCGTAGAGCAGTCATTGAAGACCTATTGGATATTCAGATATTCTCAAAGATGAATATGTTATTAAAAGAAAGAAACTCCAAAATCAAAGATGAACTGGGTGATATTAACCATCAGATAGAGTTATATAAGACCAAGATGGAATCACAAGAGAAATACATCAAAGATCTGCAATCTATTAATAAAGATATGATAGAGCAGAAAAGATTATCTATTGAAGAACATAAATCAGAAATAAACAAGCTATTTACAGACTCTCAAAGTATTGGTAAGAATTTAACTGTTCAATTACAAGCAGAAGAGAAGTCGCAAACAACATTCATGGATAGAATGTCTGATATCAAGAGTGCACAAGCACAGAATAATAGCAAGATTAAATCATTAGTCAAAGATGCAAGATTCTTTGAGGACAATGATAATTGTCCAACTTGTGAACAAGAGATTAGTGTAGATATTAAAACTGCTAAACTGAGTGATATTAAGAAGACAGCTTCTGATGTTCAAAATGATATAGAGAATATTCAAAAAGAAGTTGCCATAGCAGAAAGAGAAGGTATTGAAATCAAGAATAAGTTAAACGAGCTGAGACAGAGACAACAACGTATCAACTCAAACAATGATAAAATATCTGTTATCCAACGAGAGGTCGACAAAGTACCGAAAGAAATCAATGGATTATCCGGCCAGTCTGGAGACTTAAAAGGAGCTAAGAAAGAACTGAATCAGTTAAGAGAATCCAAAGATTTGGCCACTGAAAAGAAATTAGCATATGTAGAAGAAAGAACCTATAACGAAGTAATTGGAGAGATGCTTAAGGATACTGGTATTAAGACCAAAGTCATTAAACAGTATCTACCAGTAATGAATAGGTTAATTAATAACTATCTACAGGTTCTGGACTTCTTTGTTGCATTCCACCTTGATGAAAACTTTAACGAAACCATCAGGTCAAGACACAGAGATTCATTTAATTATGCATCGTTCTCCGAAGGTGAGAAACAGAGAATTGACTTATCTCTGTTATTTACATGGAGACAGATAGCTAAGATGAAGAATTCAGCTAGTACCAATCTGCTGATCTTGGATGAAACTTTTGACTCCAGTCTGGATGTGGATGGCGTAGAGAATCTGACCAAAATTCTAAGTACACTAGACGATGATTCTAATGTCTTTATTATCTCACATAAAGGTGATATGCTAGAGAACAAGTTCCGCAGTAAAATAGAGTTCTTTAAACACAAGAATTTCAGCAAAATACGATAGTCTTATTCTTTTTAGTTATAAGGATATAAGAAAAAAGTATAAAAAATATGGTTTTTTAACGCCTAGGGGGTTTACAACACCCCTGCTTTCTGATATAATATACCTATATTAAATGATAAGGAGTTAATATGAACAAATCCTCACTACTACCGAAACTACTCGCCAAGGAGAATGTTACCGTGCAACATGGTAACTATAAGACTGCTTGGTTTGATATCAAAAATCGTGTTCTCGGGTTACCACTGTGGGAAGATATGCACAAAGATTTATATGATTTGTTTGTTGGCCATGAAGTTGGCCATGCCCTAGAAACTCCATTCGAAGGTTGGCATGACAGCCCTGAGAAATTAAAAGGTTGCCCAAGGACTTACATCAATGTCATTGAAGATGCTAGAATCGAGAGAAAAATCCAGTCAAGATACCCTGGTTTGGTCGGTTCTTTTAACAGAGGTTATGAGAATTTACTTGAGAGAAACTTCTTCGGAGACCTTACAGATATTGAATGGGATGAGATTAAACTAATCGACAAAATCAATCTTAAAACCAAACTCGGTTCTAAGTTGGATGTGCCGTTTACATCAGAAGAAAAAGTCTTCCTAGATAGGTCTTTAAACACAACATCTTTTGAAGAGGTCTTGGACTTAGTAAGAGACATCTTGGCTTGGACTAAAGAGAACCAAGAAGAGTTGATGCAGAATCCTGAACCACAAGTTGACGATTCTTCTAATGATGACAATGAGAATCCAAGTAATGACTTCGATTCACCAGGACACGATGATGGTGAAGAAACGGAGTCAGAAGAACAAGAACAACAGCCGTCGGATTCAGGTGAAGAAACCGAAGAACAAGAAGGTGGTGAAGAACCAGTTTCTGTTAAGGCTGCTGAACCAGTACATAAGGACGAAGATATATCCATCACTGATACTATCTTTAGAGAAAAAGAGAAAGAGCTGATCGACCAAGGTGAAGACGGTAAACAGCCAATATTCTTTAATGATGTAAATAAAGACATTATAAGTAAAGCAGTAATTGACTACAAGAGATTAAAAGCTGCTAGAGCGGCTCACAAAGCATCCTTTGACGATGATTCATGGATGAAAAAAGACTTTGAGACTGCATATACTCCAGAAGAATTTAACCAATACATGAAAGGACTTAAAAAGAATGTCCAGGTTGCTGTAAAAGAGTTCGAAATGAGAAAAGCGGCTTATCAGTATAGTAGAGCTACAACCGCTAAGACTGGAACTCTGGATGTAAACAAACTTTGGTCTTATAAGACAAACGAAGACATCTTTCTAACCGCTACTAATCTGGCCAATGCTAAGAATCACGGAATGATGCTTCTGGTTGATATGTCCGGTTCAATGTCAAGTTCTATGAGACAAGTACTTGATCAAGTTATGCACTTGGTTATGTTTTGTAAAGCCACAAACATTCCGTTTGACGTGTATGGGTTTACTACTGGTAATGATGCATTCGATTGGGAATTTCAGAAGAATAACGAAGTTATGGAAATGGATGGGTTATCAATGCCTCACATCTGTTCATCATCATTTAATAAAACAGATTTCTTAAATTCAATGGAACACATGTTCTTTAGAACTAAAGTGGGTGGATGGAATACTTTGTGCAAATATGAGGAGTGGGGTTCAACACCACTTAACCAGGCATTGGTAGTATCACATCACCTTGTAAAGAAGTTCAAACAGAAACACGGTGTTGAAAAAATGAATTTCATCACCTTTACGGATGGCGATGCGAATAGAATGTCGGTTTACCATAAAGGCAACGACGATAACAGAATCTGGCCAGATAGGTACAATGTAGCGTTTAGTATTGATGGTTCTTTCATCAAGTGCAAAAATGGATCAAGGAACATTACTAAAGCTCTTCTCAATAATATGAAGAAAAAGTATGGTACAAATAATATCGGATTCTTCATGGCTAACGATAACAGTGATTGGAGACAGAGACTATGGATCCTATCGGATGAATTAAACAAGTACTCTGACGAGTACAAAGCAGACGCCAACAAAGAGTACAGAAAAAACAAGTGTGTTTCAGTTAATAACGTACTTGGTTACCAAGAGTACTACCTTGTAAAAGGTGGCAAGAATCTGGACACACAGGAAGACGAGTTCTCTGTATCAGATGATGCTTCAAATGCCAACATCAGAACGGCATTTAAGAAGTTTGCCAAGAGTAAGAAATTGAACAAAGTATTGATGACTAAGCTCGGTAAGGCAGTTGCTTGAATATAAGAGAGAGTATGTTTATAACAAAAAAGTATAAAATAAACGATATTTTTTCAACAAAAGTGTTGACAAACGGGTATATGCGTAGTATAATATACCTATATTAAATGATAAGGAGTTTTAATTATGAATGAAGTGAGAATATCAACCCAAAACATTGTCAAACAGCTAATGACAATGTACCCAGACCAGACACAATTCAGGAAGAATGTGATCGTGGATACAGCAAAATCTATGGGATATAGAAGTCCAGATTTTGTTCCTTTAATTACCAAGGATGCCAGAGTAAAAATTGGTACCTATGACCTGTCTGCGTCAATCGATGCAATCAAACCAACAATGAATACGGAAGTAGTAAACACTATGGAATCAGCTCCAGCGGCGGCTGCTAAAATGCAGTCAATTGTAAACGATGAACATAACTACGCCAAGATTGACCCAACATTTGTCCCTTGGGGTGCTTTTACCGATGTGGTTAAGATTATTAAATCTGAAATGTTCTATCCGGTATACATATCTGGACTATCAGGTAACGGAAAGACCTTCATGGTCGAACAAGCTGCCGCTAAGCTCGGTAGAGAATTTATTAGGGTTCAAATAAACCCAGAAACTGA